ATTTAATTCTTATTCTAGGACGTTGCGGCATTCGAGCAGGAGCATTAATTATTTTATCTCCCTGTGTTTCTAATGTCACATATCCATATTCATTTTCTATTTGCACAAACTCTGCTGAACTTGTTTCGATATTCCAAACTAAAATACCATGGTCTAATGCTTCTCCATGATTTTGTTGAATTAACGATCCTGGATATGCAATAGTTTTTTCATCATTTAAAAATTGTGCTGGTTTATGAATATCTCCTAATAAAGTAATATCATGTCCGTCAAATAAATCAATACCTACATGTTCATTTGAAATTTGATATCCAATATCAGTACGAGCAGTATTAACAGCTCCATGATGAAGCGCGATTTTATATGTTGCATCAAATTCGTTGCCTCGTATATAATCTACCGGTGCCTTATCAACAGCCATATGGTTCCAAGTTATGCCACCATATTCAAACAATCCATTTTCTTTAATAAAAATAATATTAGGATTATGAATAACATCTAGGATTGGACTAACTGCATCTATTCGGTGCATGTTATTTAAGTTCATGTCATGATTACCTAGAATAACAATTGTAGGTATTTTAAATCCATTAAAGAATTCAACTAGCATTTGTACTAGTTCCGGTGACATATCTAATTTGCTGTGCACAATATCTCCAGTAACACATGCTACACTATTTTCAGTTGCATTTGCATTAATATAGTCAAACATGTTTTGAAATACCTGACGATATTCTCGATGTCGTTTCAATGTTCGAATATGAATATCCGATACATGAAAAATTTTATCAATTTTTGTAATTGACGAATCTAATTTAATTATGTCCATAATAAATTCATTTTGAGTTGCATAACTCGTTCAAATGTTAAAATGTCTGTATCATTTAAGATTTGTCGTATTTGTTGAAATCCTAAATCTGATGCATCTTTATCTTGTAACTCTACAAAATAAACATTTAAGCCTTCATTCATAAATCGTTCCGCAATAGATAATGCATTTCGCAAAGCATCTGCATCAAGGCAAATATAAATGTCTTTAACACGTTTTTCAATAATCTTTTTTTGAAGTGCGGGTTGAATTATTTTGCCAAATAATGGAATTGCGTTTCGTTTAACTGCAATTGCATCAAATGCACCTTCACATAAAATAATTGGCTCATTCCAATTAATTAATAAATCAAACCCAATAATATCTTTAGATACTTTTGGATTCTTATGTTTAAATTTATCAGCTGAATAAAACGCTCTGGAGACAAAATAATTTAATTGTCCATCAGCATCATAACTTGGAATAATAATCTTACCAGAATATTCTCCAGCTTCACAATAACCGATTCTATATTTTAAAATATCAAAAATAGTTACACCTCTCTGGGTAAGGTAATGAATTGCATTTCTATAATCAGGAGTAGCTTTTTTATTCCAAAGCGGAATATATTCTGCAGGTAGTGCAATAGATTCAGTTTTCTTTGTATCTGTTGTATTGCTTCGGTATCTTGAAGACTCGACTATTTTCTGAAGTTGTTCATGATACTGTTTAGGCAGATTCATTTGTTTAAACAAACTCGAAATAGATCTACCTTTTTTATCTGATATCCAACAATGCCAAGCATTCTCACCATCGTGAGTAGTGTTGATATCGATTTCTAATTTAGGTTTGTAATGAGAAGTAAATGGAGAAAAGAAAGCAATATTATTTCCAGATGTAGTTTTACCTTTACCTAATACTGATTCTAGTAACTGTAATAACTTAAGATTCTTCATTATTATTAATATAATAAAAATAACTGAATAATCAAAATAATATATTAATTAATATAAATAATATTTGTCAAATCATTCATAAATGAATAATTTAACGATCGAATAATAAAATCATTCAATCAATTAATTAAATAAACATTTCATTAATATTAAATTTATATGAAAAATTTTCCACAAATCCAACCTTTAATTAAAAAAAGTTTTTAAAGGGTTAATAATTTCTTCATTTTCTCTTAAACATTCAGTAAACCAAGACTCAGGAATATCTTTTTTTGCTATATGAATAATACCTAGCTTATTTGCATAAGCTTCATAAGTAGTATTGCTTCCTTTAGATATTTTTTGGTTAGGATTTTGAAATACCATCCGGATATCTACTCCAGGGTTTGACGCAAGTACGTGTTTCATTTTTAAACGATCTGCACTTGTCCAACGTCCTTTTGTCTCAACGTACATCATTTCACCATTCTTTTTAGTGAATACAAAATCAGGCGTATACTTCGCAGCGCGCTCTGGTACTATATATTTTAAGACATCTGTTTCATATTTCAAAGGATATTCTGTATTTTTTATTTGTTCTGATACAGTTAACTCTAATCCAGATTTATAACCATGCTTCAATGCATTAGCTCTTTTTGAATTTCCAGAGCTGTGAAAATGATTTTTTCTCATAACTTACATTTTTGTTACAGTATTACTTTTAATCCAATACATATTACCGCCGATACCAACATAATAATATCCATTTACTATATCTTGAACAGTAACTGTATCGTTATTTTCAGCAGTTGTTACTTTTTTAGGAGTAAATGTACCATCTGGTTTTCTATAATATAACTGAAGTGTACCTGGTTTTACTTTTACGCGCTCCATTTTTTTCGGAGTCCATTTCGCCGGCGGAGGAGGAGTTACAGTACCTGGCGTACGTTGATCGAATTCCGATTTGCCTGCAGCATATGATTTTTCAAAATTAGAATTCCATGGCTTATTAGATGTAGCATCTAAATCATATGTACTTGTTTTACCATATTTGCTTTTTAACTCAGGTGTACTATTTGCCCAAAGTCGATATTCTTTCGCCATATCAATTTGAGCAGCAGTTGGATTAGTAACTGGCGTCGGTGCAGCAGGTGTTGAAGTCGTATCACCTGGTAATTTTAAATCACGCAACCATTTAAGGTCATTACGGTCTGCCCACATAGCTTTATAATATATGTCTTTGTATTTTGCATGTTTTTCATTAAAAACTAACGCATCAATTGATTTCCATGCTAATCCATTAGTTGATTCGTCTTCTGGGAAAACTAAAAAATATTTATCAGCATTTCCACCATAACGGTAAACATCCGGACCTTTTTCAAATTTACCGGTGCCTTTATCAGTATACCATGTATATTTATTGTCTACCCAAGCAGACGCATCTGTTGGAGGAGGATAATTACCGGTTGCTGATTGTATTTGTTGTTTTATATCATTTGCAACATCTTTAATAGATGTATTATCCATATTTGATAAATCTGTTACAGCTACATTTGATTTTAATGGTCTAATCTCTTTTAATTCATTATAAGTCGTACGTAACATAATACGCGCGTTACCAACTCGTTTCGCGTACATTACCGGAGCTTTAGTATCTTTTTCCATTTTGGTTTTTAATGTCGGATCTAGATTTACATCACTGTCAGTTGATGATTCAATTGATTCATCTTTAAATGGGTTCGGTACAATCCATACAGTGATTAATCTTCGTTTATCTTTGTCTTTAAAATCAATTGGAATATCTTTTATCATGTCATCAACTACATAAATAAATTTCTCACTTTGTGCAAATCTACTATTAGGCCCAATTGCAACTAAATTGTTTTCATCATCGTCAACTGCAGAAGCCGCAGAAGTTACTCCATGCACTGCATTTAACATTGCATTTTTACTAGTTATATTACCTTTTATTAAAACACCATATGCCCAAGCTGCTCCTGCAGCAAATGCAGTTTGTAAGTCTTTTTGAGATAAACTTTTTATTTTTGACACAATACGGTCTTCAAATAAAAATGTTCTAATTACATTTTCTAATAAGTTTTTCATATCACCAATCTACCATTACTATTTTACCATTATATATCATAAGGTTATCTGCTCGGAAATCGAAATCTAAATCAAATTCCGGTATTCCTAATTTTTGAATATCTGCTTCTAATGCAGTTAAAAAATTATCTAATTGTGAATCAACTACATCTGTTTCTTGTAAAAAATCAAATATAGAAACTTCACCACCTTTTTGCTGAGAATATACAGCAAAGTCTTTCATAAACCCATTAACATCCATTCGAATGCCGTCTGGTAATGTATCTGCATTTGCCATTATGTACATGTTATTTCCATCTGTATAATAAACAGGAATAAATGTAGTAAACTCAGTTGCTCGATTCAAAATAATTTCTGCAATCTCATATTCATCTGGATCTGCAGTTATTTTAAAAACTCGATCTTCACCATCTATAGAATAAACTTTACCATTATCACCGGCAGCAATAAATGAATATTGTTTGTTGCGGATTTTTTCCAAACAACGTTGAATATCCGCTGCCGTCATTTCCCAAAGCAAAGATTTTAATCGTATCATTATTTACCTTGCAATAAAATTTTATTATCTAAATCAATACGAACTACAAAATTCATATCAACATCATTTCGTTTTTTTACAGCTTGACCTAATTTACCAACTGCCAATAATTGTCCAGCATCATTATACAAACCAATTTGAGTTACATATGGAGCAAACTCACTTCCTGTAATAAATGGTCGATATGTTGAGTTATCATCTTTAGTTAAAGAAACATTCGTTGATAAATTAAAATCACCAGCATCTACTCTAGCAATTACCCCAACCTCAGATATTGACACCGTGCTTCGATATGATGCAGTAAATGGGGTATTTAATAAATCCGCAATTCGATAATCTGGACTTGAAAATACAGCAATACCTTGTTTACCGAAAACATTACCTACTACACGAGATTGCAAAACGCTACCGGCTTGATTTCGGTTGTTTAATGCGGTTATTTGCGGTTGAGTCAGTGCCCGGTTAAATATCCTAACTTCATCGAGATCGGCGTTTAAACTTAAGTTATTCGAGCTAATCTTACCACTAAACCCAATTCGTATCGGTTCTGTATTATCAATTCGTGTAGTACTGTCTGGATTAAGCATATTATGTGATGCTGACGCAAATAAAATACCATCATGATACAATTGTATTATACTACCGGATTTTTGAGCTACAACATGTCTCCATGTATTAGCTAAAGTTGTTCCTAGTACAAAAACAACTTGTTCTCCACCACTAACCTGAAAAAGTAATGCATTGCTACCATTTGATTTTATGATAAAAGGATGTGATGCATTATCATAACCTTTGCCAATAACATATTGATAGCTACTTGCAGTACCAGGCGTTTTAATAAAAAATGAAATTGCATAATCAGTATCTCTACTAAACTCAGTATTAGTATTAAAACTTAAATAAGAATTAGCAGAACCAGTAAATCTACCAGCTAACCCAATCGGTCGTTGTGCACCTGATGTAGTGGGTACGCCATCAACAACAGTTACTCCTTGACTTTGTGAATATTGAGTGTTTCTAGAAGAATCAAACCATTCATTAAATCCTTCATAAAAAACACAACCAGGCACAATATCATTAGCACTAACACTGCTATCAATAATATTGCCATAACGATCAGATTCATAACTTCCTGAAACAGATGAAGTAAATGTAAATGATGCAGGTTTTATCCCTTCCCCAATTCGAATTTGAGGAATAGCTAAAATTGAAGCAGTTTGGAATAAGTTTTTTGTAATTCGGTTTAAATCTGTAGGACCAAATGTTTTGCTTGGTTCTGCTTTATAACGATAGAATAAATGATTTATACCAGCATAAGTTGTTGTTTGCAATGACCCATCTTTATTTGCAGCATCATTATAAGTTAATTCAGTTCCTAATGCAGGTAACACTGAAGAATATATGCCTTGCAAAGCCATGAAGCTTGAAGTATCACTCCCAGAAGTAAATTGCCATTTTTTATGAGCCTGAAATGTTTGTAAAGAAACATCAGCAGAATCTACCTTCTTAAATACAGAAGGATAAAATGTCTCTGACTCTAAATTATTTTGATTTACCATACTAGTAAAAACCCCGGGTTATTTTTATATAAATATTCCCGGGGATTAAATCTGATGTTTTTTTTTTAGAAATCTAATTTCACTCTAACAAGTGATTCTCGTTGGAATGACTTTAATAATGGTTTAGATAGTTTAGCTACTGCTAATAACTCATGATTGTCATTATATAAACCAACTGTAGTAATATATGTTTTAGGATCATTAACAAATGTTGATTGTGCTAATTGACCAACACTTCCTGTTACATAAGAAGGATTATTTGAAAAGTTATATTCTGCATTTTTAATTCGAACAAAATAATGTGTCGAGGTTACTTTCTCAGAATTTCTTGCAATAAATCCATATGGATCACCTGATGCTGGATTAGTTGTTAATGCAGATCCCGAAATAGATGCATTTAAAATAAAATGATTATTACCTTCATTAGAAGAACTTACATTGGTTTTAAATCCTAAATGTTGATCCAGCATCTTACCATCTAGAATCATAGTACCATAATCTGGATAAACTAAACCAAAGTATACTGGCGCAGTTGGATTATAAACTCCATTATTAATAGATCCAGATACAATATTATAAACTTTACCAGACCCACCTAATGTTGCTGTTGCAATAGAAGAGTCATCAATCAATGTAACGATACCACTACCTAATGTAACAGATCCAGTTGCATTCGCAGTATGAGTAGTTACTTTATTTAATGGCAATTCAAAATTACCAGCATCTAAACGCTCACGCATGCGATTACGTTTAAAGTTAACCACATAAACCGATTCAGTTGAACCTGATCCAGCTGTCGTAAAGCGATTATCTGTTGGATTAAGTAATAATTGTTTGAATTGAGAATAAATTGCTCTACTAGGTGAATCATTTAACTGACCTTGAGAATCAGAACCACTACCTAATGCGTGACCATAAGCTAATGAATATTGTACTGCTGAACCTTCTGTGTTAGGATTTGATTGTAATACATCAACATAATAACGACGTTGTGATACTGATTGATTTGATGCAGTAAAATACGTAGTTAAACTTGCAAGATTATCACTCCACAATCCACCAGTAACAACTTCTGTTTGATTTTTAATAACATCATTTGCTTGATCAAACTTAGAAAATGTTTTACCATTCAAAAGCAAGTTTGACACTTGATTTTGTACAATTTGTTGAGCTAACTGTTGAGCTAATAATTGTACTTGTTGATTCGTCTGAGTCATAAGATTCTGTGACATATTAGGACTTGATATCGGATTCCCGCTAGAATCTACTTGTTGTTTTGCCATTTTTTATCCTTTAAGGTGTTGTTGCTGTAGTTACTTTTTTCACTGTTAAATTAATAGTTACGCTACCACCCGTTTCATTTGCAATAATTGTAATAGTTGCTTGTTTGTCTTCAATCATCTGCGTTTTAGCAATAATTTTAAATTCAAATCCTGCAACTGCAACACTTTGTGCATCTTCATTATCTCCAATAAATGATGGAGTGGTTGGCAACACGCTATTTTGTAATCCTCTAACGATTTGAATATCTGCTACAGATGAATCAGAAAGAATTGCAGTATAACCATATGTTGCATTACCGCCTTGTAGATTACTTGTATTAGGTGCAATAATTGATGAATCGCCTGGAGCTAACAATGTTATTGAACTTTGTCCAACTGTTACAACTGGGATATTAGTTGCTTTTTTAGGCAATGTAATAAGTTTGTATTTCAATGCTTGAGTTTCATCAGGAATTGCTTCTGTTACTGGCATATTCTCAATGATTGTTCCATAATATGCTGTTCCAAGTGGATGATCGGGGTTCCAAAGCGTATAATCCACTTCATCATCACCTAACGCAAACTGAGTGATATTAAATGCATTGCCGCCTTTCGCTAATAGTTCACGACCTTTCAATGTCAAAATTGCATCGATGGTCACACTTGAATTATCTAAAAATGCCATAGTTTTTACCTTTTATTTCTTATAAATATTGCGTTTTCATATTTTATTGTATTTGAAAACTACCCTCAGAACCATTTGATTGGTAAATGAGTTGGTTTGGATTAGCTGAAGTCCATTCAACTACTGGTCCGCCATCAATTGTATCTAATGAGTTTACATTAAATGCTGGTGAAGTCATTTTAGAACCATTATACCGATGATTAGCTAATCCTGTTGGTAAATAGCTAGAAACTTCTGCTAATACACCTTCAAAACCAGCAGCTATTGGGTTTACATAATATGTTGAAGTGCCATATACACCAGTACCGTAACTACCAACAGTTACATTAGAACCACTACCTGTTGCATATGTAACACTTCCAGATTTATATAAAAATTCAGAAATTGCATTGGCAATAATAGTCGGCTGTACTGCTTCACTTAACCAATAAGGTGAAGATGCTGTAATATATACACTACCAGATTTAATTAAATATTGTTGGGAATATGGTACACTATCATACTTATCTGAAACCGACGCAGTTAAATATGCTTGCCATTGATCGTCATCTTGTGCAGTTAATGTCATTATTTTTCCATTAACCTGACCTAACAATGTCGAATACTCAGCAGATGCAGTAACTTCAGCATTTTCTATATATGCATACTGTGTTAAATCTTCACGACTAACAGATGGTAATACTAAACTTTTATTACGTTCTAAAATATTTGGTTGTATAACAATACCAGTTAGTTTATCAGCACGTGCAGGAAGTAGTTGTTCTAGTTGTTTAAAGAATGATAAATCAAATAAACTAAACATATTTAAATACATGTTCATATTAGGTTTATCTGAGTATTTCTTCCAATATGATCTTGCGAAATATTCTAATGCTGGATACGATGTTGATTTAGAATCCCCAGGATCTCCAATAAAATCATCAAAATCAACGAAACCGAGTTGTGAAATAATATCTTCATCAATCATTGTCTGCGGTGAAAAATAAACACCTAAACGATTTGAATCTAATGGAGCTTTATCATAAGCGCTTTGTTCAGCACGTGTTTTGACATCTAATGTTCCAACTAATGTATTTGATTCTAAACGAACCTTGTTATCATCATATGTTCCAGCACCACCAGCTGGCGAATCAAAATAGTAAGTTTCTTCAATTGAATCATATGGCGTATTATTCGTCCAACTTGCAAATGAAGCAGAAATACCATAATTATAAGGTTGCACCCCAGACATACTTGATGTGGTAGCATGATTTATTTTTTCAGTTAATGGTAATCGAAATAACAATTCTGAATAAGCATCTGTATTTGCATTGTATGCACTCGGTGCTTTAACGTGATTATCAAATGCATCATCTTGTAAACTCGAAGTCCATAACCTCAATTCTTGAAGTTGTCCTTTTAATCGATTAGATCCAAAAACTGCAGTACCTAATGTCACGGTACCGGTTGTTGTAAATGAAGTAATATTTGATGCACTAACTGCAGCAACAATTTTACCATATTTAGATTTCTTAACAACTAAATCTAAATTGATACCATTAGTTCTTAATAAAGCAGTTAACCACTCTCCATTAAATAATTCAATCTCACCAGTGTCAACACCATTAAGTTGTACAACACCTTTATTTCCTGAATGGAAATCCAAAGTCACATTATTTCCACCGGCCGAAAATAATGTCATATTAGATGGCATTGTCGGATTTGTTGCAACATCAACCGTACGGAACCGAAGCTCTACGGAGTTAATAGGTTGCGAATAATTTACAGTAACAGTGCCACTCGAATTATTAATTAAATCTAACGCATAATCAAAGTTTAACTTTTCATAGATTGGTTTACGAGCTAGCCTAGGCCCGCCATATTCATTAATGCTAATAAACGATTGAGGAATACCATAACAAGCTAATAATGCACGTACACTGCGTTTAGTACCTTTACTTTTTAATAATAAAGGTAAGTTATTAACTATTCGTCGCCAAATAGCATATGTAGTATCTTGACCACTTACCGCAGGATCACCAACAGAATTAGATCCAGTTAAAGGAATACCCGCTTCATTAGTACCTAATACATATTCCCATAAGTTTTGATTTTGATTACCATTAGTAAGATTCCATCCAAATTGTTTTGCTACTGAATATAATAATTCATTTGGCATTCCTAATTTTGAATTTTCTTCTCGTTTATTTATTTTAGTCATATGATTAATGTAAGTATACAAAATATCATAATGTTGACCAAGCATATTAGTAAATGCAATTAAATTTTCATTTTCATTATCAAAACGAATATATTCTGGTACTGTATTTGTTAATATGTTATTATTATAAGTGTCATAAAACGACGCACTAGACATTGCAGTGTTATACCAATTATTAAATTCAGTACTTTTAACCGGGAACGGTGTATATGGTTTTACTGCAGTAGATTTAGGTATCGGTGGCAAATAACTACCTGTTAATTCTGGTACCGTTGCAAATTCAAGTGGATTATTAAATGTTGTTAATCGACTTGAAGTTGCATAATACAAATACTTTTCAAATCCATCAAATCCGCCAATTAAATTATTTTTTAATGTTGTGAAATCCGCAACATTAGTTGTTGCTGTGCTACCTGATAATGTTGCAGTATATAAACTCTGCGTAGCATAATATTCAATTAACTCTAATTTATAACGGAAATTTGCTATACGTTCTGTAGCTGAACTATAAAATACGAAATTATTAAAATCAGAATAATCGATATTCAATTTCATTCCCGATAAACTACCAGAAAAATATGTATCAACAATTTGTTGCGATGTGGATACTGTTGAACCTAATAATTCCGTCCAATTATATAATCCAGTTCCAGCAGATGTATTATAAGAATAATTTGCTTGCCAATTCGGGCCTGCTAATGTATTAAATTGTTTAGTAATAGTTTTCGGGGAAACTGTTACAGTATCAATAACTGCAGGTTTTAATTCTTCAACAACCCAGCATTTAAAATCAATATCAAATTGTGTTGGTAGCGGCTCATATAATTTAACATACAAGTATTCACCAATAACAACACTATTTACAAACAATACGCACTGATTGCGTGAGAAGTTTAATAAATATGTTTTATTAAATTCAGCACCCGTCTGATCAACTTTATTAATGTAATTAGTTATCTCCTGCAAATATTCAGCATCATCAACATCAATTGCACGAAGACGAATTTCCATTCTATCTGGAGATATTTCATCAATACGTAAATGTTGACGTTCATATCTACCAATTAAATTTCTAAAAAAGTTAACTGCAATACGGAAATTACCATTAGCAATTTTTAAATCATGAAATTGTTTTGTAATATCAATTCCAATACCAGCATTAATTTTCTTAACGCCACCCGTCAATGTATCTTTATATTGTGATAATTTAGGTACCCTATCAATTCGATGATTACCAGTTATCCACGTCTCACCAGCATATACATGAAATTCTATCTGATTTGAAGTAGATCCACTTAATACATCAGTATTTAATGTAACTGGTTCTGCAAAATCATAAGACAAAAACTCAGTTTTAGAACGAGAAATTCTCACAGCACTAACTGCTTGTTTTGCTGTCTTTATTTCTTCGATATTTTTATATTGAGTTAACATCTTTATATTCTATTCCATGTATCAGTTACAGAATCCCATTCATAAACTTCATTTACTAAACCGCCGGCTGTAAATGTTCTTGTCTCACCGTCAACTTCTCCTGCAAACCCAAATGGTGCATATGAAATATTAATAGACTCTGAGATACTAGGCGTATTAATAACTTCGGTAGACGAAGTAGAAGTTTCATTAGTTACTTGTGTCATATCAATACTCGTAGTTAAGTTATTATACTCATCAACTTGTTTTGATGCATCTGTTATTGCCCAATAAGTAGAAACTGCTGTGATAGTATGATATCTAAATGTTTCATTTACAGTACAATATGCGCCAATACTGTAAGTATCACCAACCTGTAAATCTGCATTAGGAATAACCTCATCAATAATTAAACGTTGTACTTCATATTGTTTAATAGCTCCATTATTAGGTGCTTCATATTCTCTCCAAGCTCGATCTAATCCTAGAGATGTCGATGTTTTAATTAAAGAGAAATATGCATAACTTGTTTCACCAGCATTACCAGAATCATATCTATGTTCTAATGTTATGCGGAAACGTAAATCCTTACCACTATTTTTAATCTCGCGAGAAATATAATACTTATTTGGTTTTCTTTGTAATAATCCATCTTCTACATTATCCATTAAAATACCAGAATATGTATCACCTATAGGAATTTTTCGATCTTCTGATGGAGTATATCTTGCATAAACTGGATCAAAATCTTGTAAAAATGATAAATCTAAATCTAAATCTAAATCTGGTTCTTCATCTAATACCGTACGAGCAGGGAATTTATAATAGTTAAATTGAGTATTAACAACTTTCAAAACTGATTTAGTAGTTACACGCTTAATCATTGGTTCAATTACTATTATAGTAGGAGAAGCCGCTCCATCTTCAATTTGTATAGATCCAGCTTCATTCCTAGGAACTACATCAGTATCATTAGTTAATACTAACAATCCATTAGTTTGGTATTTGATAGTATTATCAATTTCAGCTGCATTTACAGTGGATGGTATTAAATTTTTATCTAGCATTATCTAACTACTTTAAAATATATTTGGTCGTCAATATACTGCTCCGTAAATCCATCTGTAATTTTTAATTGCAAACGATAGTTACGTTCTGGCATAAATCCATTCATATCTATATAAATAAAATTGCTTTCTTCATCACAACTTACTTTAGTATAAATATCATCAAACGGAATTATGGTCTCATCTGTAGCAGCATCCATAACCGAATAATAAGTAGTTGTCGGTAAGAATTTTACTGTTTCATATGGAAATAGGTTAGTTGGTGATTTTCTAGGATACTTATCACGAGCGTATATACGTATTTTAGTAACTTCAGTATCTTTATACGTCGGTTTAATATTGGTATAAATAGAATATGACTCTAGATTAACGGATGAAAGAGATCCTGTCTCAAAAGTGCGGTTATCCCATAATAACGTTAGTTTAGGGACATATATAGTATGCGTCTCTCGACTAAAATAACGAATATATCCTACATTGCTATTATCAGCTTCATTTGCATCACTAAACTTTAATAAAAAACCATTATTTTCAATTACATGTCCACCACTACCACTAATCCATAATCTAACTGCTTCTGTAACATCTATATAGATGTCTGTAGGTTGAAGTGACATATTATTAATAGTCGACAAACCTCCTTGAGTAAAGAAGTTTTGATTGAATGATGATGTATCAAATACACCAGCAGCTCCACCTGATTGAATTAACCAACTTCCACCTTTGCCAGATCCTTCTACTAACAATGTAGAATTATTAACTTGAATATTTTGTGAACTAGAAATCCACATATTACTTGTTTGATTATCCATTGACCATGTTGCATATGGTAAAGCCCAAGAAGCACCATTTGCAGTTTCTGTAATATCGGAATAAAATCCAGTCCCATTTTCCCATGGTTGTGCAACGATTTTTGTATCAATTGTAAATTTAGCTGGTAAATTTTTAGCATGAGTTGTATACATCTGTAATACTACTTTTGCTTCTGCTAAATTAACATTATATTTTGAAATAGTAGTTAATACCTCATCCATATCAAATTTAACAATAGATCGGGATTTCTTTACAGTGCCATCTGCCTGTAATCTTTTTCCTATTTCTAATACTTCATCTATTCCAGTATTAATATTCTCATACTGTTCATATAACGTAGTATCTTTTTCTGCATAAAATATTCTAAACATCTCTTATCCTAAACTAACCATTACAACGTTACCATTTCTCCAAATTTGTCCCGCATTATTCGGATCCGTTGTTGGCAAT